GAGCCAGAAGGCCCAGGCAAATCATCAGCTACGCCAGCAAGAAATGGCGATGAGCGACGATCGTGGCCGTGATCAAATGGTACAGGATCTGGCGGTCAAAGTGGCTGAGATTTTGGGCAAATATGGCACGTCAGTTGATGTCGAGCGAGTGAGGGCCGAACAGGCCGCGCCGCGCGAACAGGGCATGATGTAATGGATATCGGAAAACGGGCAGAGCGGGTCAGAGCGATTATGACCGACCCCGTATTCGAAGAACTAATGACCGAGGTAAAATCGGACCAGGTAGCAATATTCCTGGCACCCGATGCCACCGAAGGCCAGATCGCAGAGGCGCGGCTGTTAATCCGCGCAATGGAACATTTGACCGATCGAATGCAGCGGGTGCTGCACGATGCGCGAATGGCCGAAAGAAAGACCAAAAAAAGGCCGTAGCACCGTGGATACCGCGACTACAGAAATGAATGCAAACGACCACAAGTCGATTGCCGAACATCTTATAATGACACCCGCCGAGGCACCTCAAAACGAGACCTCAGATGAGGCGGTTGTCCAAGAAGCTATGCCGGACGATCAGATCGATCAGCCGGAGCAAATTACTGAGGATTACGAACAAGCCGATGAGCCGGAAGTCTATGCCGAGCCAGAGCGTGTCTTTAACGTAAAAGTTAATGGCGAAATGCGCGAGGTCACCGAGCAAGAACTCACCCGCGATTACAGCGGCCAACAGTATATCCAACAACAAATGCGCGAAGTCGCTGAACAACGCAAAGCCGTTGAAGCAGCAAAGGCCGAAGCGCATGAAACCTCGAACGCATACGCTCAGGCATTGGCCCAGGTCAATGAGCGGCTGCAAACTGACGATCTCACACCGCCCGATAAATCAATGCGCGAGACAGATCCAATTGGATACCTGGAAGCGATGGAAGATTTCCGAGCGGCCCAGGCCGAGCGCCAAACTTTACAACAGCAACAGTATCTATTGCAGCAACAGCAACAGGCCCAGCAATCGGCCCAGCGCGATCAATATGTGCAGCAAGAAGCCGCAAATCTGATGGAACGGATACCGATTTTAAAAGACCCGGTAAAAGGCCCAGAGACGATTTCGGCAATGATAAAAACTGGCGCCAAGTATGGTTTCAGCGAAGCCGAAATGAAGAACGAAGCGGATCCCAGGTTCGTTTCTGCACTACACGCTCTCCATCAATTTGAGAGCCGTGGCAACGTCGATACCGCCGAAATGAAACGCGGCGCGATCAAGCCAGGTGCGCGGAGATCTCAGTCAACCAGCCAAGCAAAACAAGCCCAAGCAGCGCGTTCACAAATGAAACGAACCGGGTCCACGCAAGATGTCGCGGCCTGGATCATGAACTCAGGAAAATAGCAAATGGCTGTTAATTCAAATACCGTACAAACTTATGCGGTCACCACCCTCAGAGACGATCTGCAAGACGCTCTGATTTCGATATCACCCGACGATGCGCCGTTGATGGCGGCGGCTGGCACCAAGGACGTTTCAAATACGCTCTTTGAATGGCCTGTCACAGAACTCGCATCGGTCAACGCATCCAACCGGGTGATTGAAGGCGAAGCGGCTCCAGGCAATGACAGCGCGACACTTCCCGTCAGAGTGCAGAACTACGTGCAACTGTCGGACAAAGTCGTTGAGACATCTTCGACCAACGAAGCCGTCAACGGCGCTGCCAATGCTCAAACAATGGCAGAGCAAATGGCGCTCAAATTGCGAGAGCTAAAAAGAGACATGGAAACCATGTTGTGTGCCAATGCGGCCGGGTCGGCGGGGTCGGCATCGGCTGCCAGAGCGACCGCTGGTCTGTCTGCATTCTTGATCACTAACGTGGACAAGCATAGCGGCGGTACAGCGCCTACCACAAGCGGAACTGGCGCAGCCGGATTTCCGAATGCGGCGTACAGCAACGGCACTCTGCGCACGATCACAGAGGCAATGCTGAACAATGTCGTTCAGTTGTGTTGGACGGAAGGCGCGGATCCGAGCATGGTCTTGGTTGGGCCAGCCATCAAGCAGAAGATCTCGTCTACGTTCACTGGCAACGCAACGCGCTACAAAGAAGCCGATGACAAGCGGATAAGTGGTGCGGTTGATTTTGTAGTCACCGATTTCGGCGAATTGCAGATCGTTCCATCGCGCTTCAGTTCAGCGCGTGAAGCGTATGTTTTGGATCCAAACTATCTGCGCGTGGCTTACTTGCAAACCACCAAGCAGGAAGATTTGGCCAAAACAGGTCACTCTGAGCGCAAGCTGATTTCGTGCGAATACGGCCTCCAGGTTGATGCCGAAAAGTCGCAAGGCGCGATCCGCGATATCCAAGCGTCCTAAACATGTTGGGCGTCCAGGCAACTGGGCGCCCACCACCTAATCGGAGCCAAGAATGATTAAAGAACAGGACGGCAAAGTTTACGTCAAAACGACCGAGGATGTTCAGCCGCTGTTGGACGCCAACGGGCGCTTGCGCAGCGTTTACGACGAGATGCCGAGTTATGGCCGCAATGGCCGCCTGGCAGCCAGAGTGCCTAACACGATCGCTCAGACTTGGGCGAAAGAGTGCGGTGCCGCCGTAGGCACTAAAGAATACATGGCATACGCCAAGCGCAAATTAATCGCTGGCGATTACCAGAAACTGAGAATTGAGGGATTTTAAATGTCGTTCACGTTTAGCAGCTTAAAAACATCGATCGGCGACTTTTTAAATCGCGATGACCTAACGGCTGTTATACCGACATTTATCACTTTGGCCGAGGCCGATTTTAATCGTCGCATCCGGCATTTCGAAATGGAGAAACGCGCCAGCGCCGAGATTGATACGCAGTACAGCGCCAAGCCTGCCGATTGGCTTGAGACCATCCGATTTCAAATCATGGGCGATGGCACCTATCCGATCGAACTGGCGTCAAATGCGCAACTGATGGAGATGCGCCGGAACGTCAACGACACCGCCGGGCGGCCAGCATATTATGCATTTGTTGACGGCCAATTCGAGGTCTTTCCAACGCCTGACACGGCGTACACGTCCGAATTAATTTACTACGCGAAAATAGACGCACTGAGCGACAGTACGGCCACTAATTGGTTGCTAGAAGGCAATCCAGACTTGTACCTTTACGGCGCTCTTACGCACTCTGCGCCCTACCTGGGCGAAGACCAGCGGATCCAGGTTTGGTCGGCCCTGGCCGAGCGCGCAATCAACGAAATCACCAACTCATCACACGCCGCTAAATACAACGGCACCGGGCTGCGCTTGCGCCACCGGGGAATGGCGCCAGCAAACAGGAGATCGGCATGAGCCTTAGTAACACATATGAAACTCACGTCTTAAATTACGTGTTCACAACTACTTCAGTAACCCGGCCGACCGCCTGGTATCTTGCATTATTTACCAGCGATCCAACAGACGCCGGATCCGGCACTGAGGTCTCAGGCAATGGCTACGCGCGCCAGACAGCAGCTTGGACCGTCAGCGGCAACCTGGCCACCAATTCGGGCGCCATCGAATACCCAGCCTGTACGACCAACGCCTGGGGAACTGTCACGCATGTTGGCGTGTTTACGGCGGCATCTGGCGGCGATCTGATTGTTCACTCTGCGCTGACCGCCAGCAAAACGGTCGCAGTTAGCGATGTTCTGCGCGTAAACGCTGGCGAAATCGACATCACGTTGGATTGATAATATGGCCACAATAGTCACCAGGTCCGGCAAGGGCAGCGCCCTCACGCATACCGAAGTCGATGCAAATTTTAACAATTTGAACAACGACAAGTTAGAGACTGCTGATGTTGCAGCGGTTTTAACAAGTTTTACAACCGGCTCTGATGCAATATCTACTGATTTAATAACTGTGTATGACGTTTCCGCTGGTGTTTGGGAGAAGCATACAATCGCTGACGCTGCACTTCAGGGTGCTACAGGTGCAACTGGCGCAACAGGGCCAGCAGGTCCACAAGGCGCAACAGGCTCACAAGGTCCAACAGGAAATACAGGGCCGCAAGGTGATGCAGGCGCAACAGGCGCACAAGGTGCTACGGGCGCACAAGGCGCAACAGGTGCAACAGGTGCAGCTGGTGCAGACGGAGCAGATAGTACGGTTGCAGGTCCACAAGGCGCAACAGGCGCACAAGGTCCAACAGGAAATACAGGGCCGCAAGGTGATGCAGGCGCAACAGGATCGCAGGGCGCAACAGGATCGCAGGGTGCTACAGGTCCAGCAGGAAATGATGGTGCTACAGGGGCGCAAGGGCCACAAGGGAATGCTGGCAATGACGGTGCAACAGGCGCACAAGGTGCTACGGGCGCACAAGGCGCAACAGGCGCAACAGGTGCAGCTGGTGCAGACGGAGCAGATGGGGCAGATGGGGCAGATGGTAGCAACGCTACTGTAAGTACAACTTTAGGCGCTGTCGGCACTTATGGTTTATTTAGAGAGACGACTAACACCGCAAATCTTACTCCCGGTTCTACTAGAACAGGCGCACAGCTACGTTATGCCAACACCTATCAATACGGTGCGAGTTATTATGGCTCTGGCAACGTTTCTGCAAGCGGGACTTGGCGACTAATGGGGCATACCGGTATTTATAATGGTTCATTAAATAGCGCTGGCACTTCCACTGCAGCCTCTGTCTTTGTGAGGATATCCTAATGAGCATTACAATCACAGAAATCCGCAATGCGACCTCACTACAGGCAGACAATGCTCGTATGGACGTAGAAATTAACCACCCAGAATACGGCTGGATACCATACACATTAGACCCCTCTGACACTGACACTACAATTAACAATGATGAAATTATGTCCTTGATAGGCACAGATTTTGCAGCTTACGTTGCCCCCACTCAAGCAGAATTGGACGCAGTAGCAGCAGCAAACATTCGTGCTGAACGTGACTATATTTTGTCTACAGTGGTTGACCCAATGGTTTCTAACCCAATGCGCTGGGCATCTTTATCATCTGACAAACAAACAGAGTGGTCGCAGTATCGCACGGACCTGTTGGATATCCCGCAGCAAGCAGGTTTCCCAAATTCGATTACTTGGCCCGATGAGCCTAGCTGATGACCGATAAAGATCTTAATTCACGTGTCAGTGTCTTAGAAGAAACCACCAGGCTGCAATTCAAAGAATTATTTCTGCGTTTGAAACGCATTGAAATGATCATGCTGACTTCGGCGGCGGCCATTATTGGATTACTGTCATCCATCCTGGCTGGCCAGTGATTGGCGGTGCGCGATGGTAGCAGAAATCCTCGCTGGGGCGGCTTTAATTAAAGCCAGCATTGATGCCATCAAAGGCACGATCGCAAGCTGTAAAGATGTCTCTGAGATTGCCAAAGATATCGACGGTCTATTCCAAGGCCAGCAAGACATTGCCAGGGAAAAGCGCAAGGCGAAGGCAACCGGGCAATCAGCCACGCAGATTGTGATCGCCGAGGAAACCGCAAAAGAAGACCTAAAAATTGCGCAAGAATTGATTATCGCCAGGTTCGGATATCACTCCTGGCAGCGGATTTTGCAGATCCAGCAAGACCAATTGCTTGAGCAGAAGGCGCTGGCGGCCGCGCGCAAAAAGAAAAAAGCAGAAACCCAGCAAGTCGTTGAAGATGCCGCCACCGTTGGCGTCAGCGTCTTTATCGGGATCTTGGTGCTGTTGATCATCGTCGCGGTGATCTTGGCAATGTAGAGGAAAAAACGATGTCAGAATATTGCGTACATGATTACTGGATCGAAGGCTACGCGCAGGGCGATAAGCTGATGCTGGCGGCGGCCCCAGCAATTGCCGCATCAGTGGCCAGCGCTGTCGATAAAATCAAAGACGTGGCGGCGGCCCCAGCAATTGCCGCATCAGTGGCCAGCGCTGTCGATAAGATCAAAGACGTGGCGGCGGCCCCAGCAATTGCCGCATCAGTGGCCAGCGCTGTCGATAAGATCAAAGACATGGCGGCGGCCCCAGCAATTGCCGCATCAGTGGCTAGCGCTGTCGATAAGATCAAAGACGTGGCGGCGGCCCCAGCAATTGCCGCATCAGTGGCTAGCGCTGTCGATAAGATCAAAGACGTGGCGGCGGCCCCAGCGATCTCTGCCAGCGCGTCAGCGGCTGCACAACGGTTGCTTCAGGCGCAATTGAGCAAGACGCTCATCATGACCGTAACGCCGTCCATGACGCGCGTCATTTACTCTCAGGTCGATCAGATCGACATAACAACAACGCCAACGGCCAATTTTTTTAAGATATTATCACTTCAATCGGCTGGTTCGGCCGCATCAAGCACCACCGCCGCCGCTGGATACACTTTGCCATGTGCTGCAACCACAAACTTAACGTCTATAATGCAATCAAACGTGACATATAAATGGGTCAATCAAGCAGAAACCTCAAACCAATGGTTCAATCAAGCAAAAACCTCAAACCAATGGGTTACGCAAGCAGAGACCGATGAAATCTGGACGGTGATTTAAAATGGCTGATACGACTACAACCACATATTCCCTGGTTAAGCCAGAAGTTGGCGCCAGCACAGATAGCTGGGGTCTGAAATGGAATAACAACCTAGACAGCATCGATAATCTGTTAAATGGCACAACGGCCATCGCGCCAAATCTCACGGCCGGATCCTGGGAGATTTCAGGAACAGCGATTACCGCAACGGCTGCCCAGGTTAATTTCCTGACAGGCGTCACAAGCGCTGTTCAGACGCAGTTGGACGCAAAGGCATTGCTTGGCGCTAATAGTGATATCACCAGTTTGACGGGCCTGACAACGCCTCTCAGCGCAGCCCAAGGCGGCACCGGGTTAAATGGGATCGGCAGCGCGGCTCAAGTTTTGACGGTCAACAGCTCTGGCAACGCGCTTGAGTTCGCGGCGGTTCCAGTTTCTGCAATTACCGATGGCTCAATTTCGACTGCTAAAATTGCAGATAGCGCTGTGACTAGCGATAAGATTGCAGATGACGCGGTAACACTGGGCAAGATGGCTGGGCTTGCGCGCGGCAAAATTATCGTCGGTGATGCAAGTGGAGATCCGGCTGCTCTAGCGCTTGGCACGGCTGGGTACGTGCTGCAAAGTGATGGCACAGACATAAGCTATGTAGACGGGTCAAGTTTGCACAACACCGCCGCTGGCGGTGTTGGCACTTACTCGCTACTCGGCAAGGCAGACGGCAGCACGACAGCGCTTGGCACAAGTGTCCAAGGTAACTTGCTCAAATACGCAAGCACTTATGCATTTAGTCCCAGTTTTTACGGCATGAGTGGCACTTCACCGTCTGGTACTTGGCGGGCAATGAGCATCGGTGGCGCGTATAATGGCTCGACCAGCGAGGGCGCCTCGACAACGGTTACTATATTCTTGAGGATTAGCTGATGAGCATTCAAATTACACAAGCACGAAATGCGCAATCGCTTAACGCTGACAACACTCGTTTCGATGTTGAGATTAACCACCCGCAACACGGCTGGTTGCCATATACGCTAGACCCGTCAGACGGTGACATGACCATTGACAACTCGGAGTTGCTTGCGTTGATTGGCAGTAATTACGCCGCTTACGTTGCGCCGACCACAGCCGAGATAAACGCTGCCTTCGCCGCTGACGTAAGGGCCGAGCGCAACGCCAAGTTAGCAGATAGCGATTGGAGAGCATCTCAGGATGTCACCATGTCAGACGCTTGGCGCGATTATCGACAAGCGCTGCGTGACGTACCCAGCCAATTACCTGGCGCAATCACATGGCCGACTGAGCCGACCTGATGCCATATTTGCCAATCAAAATAGCCCCAGGCTTTTATCGAAATGGCACTGATGTGGACGCCGCCGGGCGCTGGCGAGATGGCAGCCTGGTGCGCTGGGAAGATGGCAGTTTGAGGCCGATCGGCGGTTGGCGCCAGCGCGTCGATAGCAATTTTACTGAGCCGCCGCGCGGCGCTTTAGCCTGGATCGACAATGGCGGCGATCAGCGTCTGGCTTTTGGGTCAGCGAATAAATTATGGGCTGTCAATAAAGCTGGAACGATTACAGATATCACGCCAACTAGCGTTGCGACTGGAAACGTCCACGCTGAGGTCGAAACGGGCTTCGGTTATAGTTCATACGGAACCGAAGCATATGGCACTGAGAGGGCTGATACTGGCAATTATTCCGAGGCAACAACCTGGTCGCTGGACAATTTTGGGCAGTTTTTGGTCGGCTGTGCAAGCACAGATGGCAAGCTGGTGTCGTGGGATTTAAACGGTTCAAACGATGCGGCAACAATCACC